ATTCACGGAGCCGTGCCTGCCTCTTAAAAACAGCATTCTTGTCCACTAGATCAATGATCATTGGATTAATCTCATAAGTTTCGCGGCGTAAAATCCTACCGATGGACTGTCGGACCGCTGTCTTGGGGGTGGCCAGTACGACCACATTCAGGTCGGGAATGTCCAAACCCTCTTGTGCCATATGATAGGTTCCCAGGATGATCTGTTTACCTGCAGAGATGGCCAGTTTCTCCTCCGAAAGGCCGCCTATGTAACATCCTACATTATATTTTTCCAATTTCTTACGGAAATGTTCTATCTGTGATAGGCGGCCTGTTAGACAGAGAGTTTTACGTCCCATACGGTATAGTATTTTTAGGACCATATGGATGAACCGGTTGCGGGTATCCAGTGCGACCAACCGGTTGACCATGGCAGTTTGGTCAGGTTCATGAGTATAACGATTGATCAATATTTCATGTGCCTGTTGGTGGACTGTACGGAAAAAAAATCTTTTGACAATTACCTTCTCGTTGGCACGTTGGGGCTCCTCGTGGAGTAGGGGTCCTAAATACCAATGGAGCACTTTGTAGAGTCCATCATTACGGGTATTTTCGGCCGAAAGTCCGAGCAGATAGCGCGCCGAAACCTTCTGGAGGACCCGTGAAAAATGTTGGGCCGCCATATGGTGTACTTCATCAATGATCACCATCCCAAAGTCATCGAGCGCAGGATAATCATGGCGTATCAAAGATTGTGTCATCCCGACGACGAATGCATGGTCTGCCTCCGCCCGGGAGCCTTGCAAAACGCCTACATCCCGTACATTGGTGTTGGCCAGAATACGTTCACGGACCTGATTTTTTAGGAATGTTTTATGCACGATGAACAATGTTTTCAGACGAAAATGGCATGCCAAATAGATGGCCAGGACCGTTTTGCCTATACCACAATAGGCCACTAGAAGGCCCCCACGGTGCTCCTTTAGTCCATTTATTAGTTTACGTGCAATCTCATGCTGGCGTGGTCGGAGAGTGCCCGTAAACCGAACGTCCTGCATAGGATAGTTGGACTCCTCGAGCAGGTTCCTGGCCGGAGGTCCTAGTTTGGCAAGCCCATAATATTTGGGAACGGCCAGATAATTTTCCTGCTCCTGGTAGAAATGTATGGGTACCGATCTTTTAAGATGAGCATATGCAGGAGGTTGACGGGGACATAATGTAAGCTCTATTTTTATTTTCTCCAAGAGTTCGGGGTCCGTCTGACGGCGGTCTATTAAATATCCGTAGCGCGTTATTTTGGACATAAAATAGTGTATGATTACTTTTATAAATAAATCTTTCTTCAAATTAGATGTGCAATATTGAAAAAGATCATTATAAGGCTGAATTTTCGAACTATTGTCCAGGATATCCATATTTGCCGTCCATTCTACCTGCGGTCAGACGTATTATCGCTATTGGTGATATTCATGGTGATCTAAAATACGCACAGACCGCCTTCCTCATGGCGGGACTCATGGACCAAAAACATCAATGGACGGGTGGTGATACAGTGGTCGTACAAACGGGCGACCAGATTGATAGCGGCTATCGGAAGAATGACATTTCGATTCCTGCCCTATATCAGGACGATCATGATCCGGTGGAGGACCTAAATGTCCTCGAATTCATGACAACTATGGACAGCCAGGCACGTCATAGTGGAGGTGCCGTCTACAGTTTGTTGGGCAACCATGAGATCATGAACGTACAGGGCGATCTAAGATTTGTATCCTATAATAATCTTAAAAATTTTAAGTACAAGGGATATCGGGGTATAATGGGAAGGAAGGAAACCTTTAAGCCTGGAGGACCACTGGCCAAATTTTTGGCATGTACCCGTAATTCGGCCATATTTATCGGCAGTAACCTTTTTATGCACGCCGATATATTCCCTTTTTTGGACAAATATGATAATATCAAAGACCCGGGCGAAAGATTAAAATTTTTAAACTCCATGGTTAGAAAATGGCTTCTAGGATTAGTAGAAGATGATACATTGATCGAAGAAATAATTAATTATCAGGGTGATTATTCCTCCTTCTGGGGAAGGATCCTTGGAGAAATACCCTCCGATCTAGAATTCCAGAACGAAAAATGTAAATATGTCCGTGAAATTATTCATAAATATCAGCTCAAAACTTTTAAAATCGGACAGATAATAGTAGCACATACGCCACAAAGAAAAGGTCGGATTAGTTCCACATGTGATCATATGGTCTACCGAATAGATATAGGCACCAACCGTGCATTTAGATACTATAATAAAACCGATACCCGAATAGAGGTTCTTGAAATCCTCAATGATAAAATTTTTAAGGTTATCTCACAACCTTATAATCCATTACCTACTATAGGTAATGCATGTCCAGACGGATCATAGCTATATGGGGAATATATTATGTTCGGATGACTAATAATCATTCATATTTCGGGAAGAAATCTAAAGATATATGATAAAAGTGATCGTATTCTTCTAATAAACTAAAAAAATTAATTTAAGAATCCAAAGTTATAAAATATAAAACTATTATATATGGGCGATCGCATAGTAGCAATTGGCCATATTGATGGAAATGAAAAATATGCTTGGGCCGCGCTCCTACTAGCAGGGGTTGTCAATGATCAAGGTTATTGGACGGGTAAAAATACTATTATTATATTAGCGGACGATATTCCTTCATTAATGAAGGGAACATTAATAAAAAATATTACAGAACCTAATAAAATCCATATTGTTAGGAGTGGTTCGCCATTTACTATTGGATATAATACCTATTATCATAGTCATGATTATATGGATACAAGATCATTTCATAGTGTTTTTTCTTTCGGTCAACTAAATATAGGCCATAGATCACGTAATATAACTGATACATTATTTTTTACTATTGATAAACCCAAGAATGATGAAATATTAATATTAGAAATTTTAGGTCATAATACTTTTAGACTATTATTGGAGCATTATAATCCGGATAAAATAAAAATACCTCTAATATTACAAAAAGAATATCCGGAGACCAAAAGGATACGAACCGAAAAATACAGTGAAATTGAAACAAGCCCTTCAAAAAAACAAAAAAGATTCGTTCCTCCGAAATATATGTGTGGTGCAAAATTTTTAAATATGGAAAACATTATAGAAAGATTATTATTCGAAGAATAGTATAAATATCTTAAATATAATATATGAATTACAATAATCTCAATGACGAGCTTTTTGATAAATATTGTAAAGATTATGAAAAAATACCACCATTAATCCCAAAATCTGTAAGACGCATAATAGCCATTGGTGATATCCATGGCGATTTAAAATATGTACAAAGTGCCTTCCTCATGGCAGGACTTATGGACCAAAATTGTAAATGGACGGGTGGCGATACTGTGGTCGTACAAACGGGTGACCAGATCGATAGTGGATATCGTGGAATCGAAAAAAATCCGATAAATTATCGGGACGAGGAAGATCCGGTAGAAGACATAGATGTTCTACATTTTATGACAGATATGGACCGCCAGGCACGAAAGGATGGAGGTGCAGTCTACAGTTTGCTCGGCAACCATGAGATTGATAATGTTAGAAAAATATATAGTTATGTGTCACATAATAATGCGTATCAGTTTGATTATTCAGAGGATGGTCAAAATTATAAAGGTTTAGAGGGTAGATGGTATGCTTTTCAACCCGGAGGACCGTTGGCCAAATTTTTGGCATGTACACGTAATTCTGCCCTAATAATCGGAAAGAATATTTTTATGCATGCTAATATTTTTGATTTCTTAGATCGTTATCCAGGTATTCAGGATCAGGAAAAATTTTTTTATTTGAACTATATAGTACGAAAGTGGCTCCTACATTTGACCGATAAAAAGGAAAATGATATAGTAAAAGATATTAATGAAAAGTACTATTCATTTTTTGACTATTATCATGGTCAAGAAAGATATCTTGGGAATTTACCATCCAAATTAAATATTAATAATGAAAAATGTCGATATGTTGAGAATATTCTGGCTAAATATGGACCCATATTTAAAATTGGAAGACTGATTGTAGCGCATACGATACAGGATAGGATTAATGCTACCTGTAGTAATAAGGTGATACGCATAGATATAGGTACAAATAGAGCTTTTAAATATATTAATGATGATAAAAAAAAGCATAGTTTTGTTGAAGTATTAGAAATTATTAATGATAAAATTTTTAAGGTGATTTCACAACCATATAATCCTCTACCTACAATCAAACCTACACTATAGTTTAAGACATTGTAAAATTATATTTTATAATGTCTTGATTTTTTCGCATGGATAGGTGTAAAATTCACCATCTAAATAGTTTTAAAAGAAATATCATAAATTTTTTTATAATGTTAGAAAATATAGATATATTATATATGTCAGGCAGACGAATAATAGCCATCGGTGAGATCGATGGGGATCCGGTTTATGCCTGGGCCGCCCTCAGACTGGCGGATGTTCTGGACGATCAGGGTAGATGGACGGGTAAGGACACCATTATCGTATATGCCGACGAACATCCCTCCGTACTCCATCTAATGTATTTGGTAGAACAATCAGGTGGGGACGTTCGTCACGTACGTAAGGATCGTCAGCTAACCATCGGAAAAAACATTTTTTCATGTGTTGATGTTAATATCCAAAATTATCAGATTAAATTTTACTTTGGTCAACTTATTATAATACACATTTCAAAAATGAAATATCGGAAAATACATTTTATCGGTCAAAATATAAAAAAATTTAAAGTACGAATTCTGGAAATAACACAGGATAAAATTTTCAAACTAATTAAAAAAGATTATAAACCGGCAACTACACATATACCTCCCCCGATCTTGAAAAAATTAAAATGGGAACCTGAAAGATCACCCCAAAAACCTTTAGAATCATTAGGAAAAGTGTCAGAAAAATCATCGAAAAGACCGCCGGAAAAGCTGCCAGAAAAATCACCGGAAAGATTATTAGATAAGCCGCAAAAACCTTTGGAAAAACTACCAGAAAGATCGCCGGAAAAGCCACCGGAAAAGCCGCCGGAAGAACCGTCGGAAGAACCGCCGGAAGAGTCGCCGGAAAAATTGCCGGAAGAACTACCGGAAAAGCCGCCGGAAAAGTTGCCGGAAAAGCCGCCGGAAGAACTGCCGGAAGAACCACCGGAAAAGCCGCCGGAAGAACT